AACCAGGTCCAGAAGAGGATCAACGAGAACATGAAGTGGAGAACGCACGACGTGGAGTTTGATGTATGAGCGGAATGGTCGTGATGTCCCTCGGACCTCACATCTTCTACGTTCCTCTGCCCGACAACGACACGCCGACCTTCGACGTCCTCGACCGTGACTCGACCTACACCTGGATTGCATCGCAGCGCCTCTCCCGGCAGCCTGCGATGCAGTTCAGCGGTCCAGGCGAGGAGAACGTCTCGATCACGGGACGTCTGTTCCCGCATCATTTCGGCGGTCTTTCGACCATCGACGCGATGCGCGAGTCCGGATCGGCAGGCAAGATCCTGACGCTGATGCGCTTCCACCCGCTCATCGATCCCGCCGGCATGGCCGGGATCATCGTGGGTCGCTATGGCATCAAGCGCGTCAGGACATCTGACCAGAAGATCGGCGCGACCGGCGTCGCGCACAAGATCGATTTCACGGTCGAGCTTGTGAAGTACGGCGAGGACAACGCTAGATCGCAAGACCTCTTTTTCGGAGGTCAAGCGGTATGAAGCAATATCGCACTGTCCAGTTCGATCGCATCGATCGCATCTGCGAGAAGCGCTACGGCAGCACGGAAAATCGCATCGTCGAGTTCATTCTCGACGTCAACGACGGACTTGAGCAGTACGGCATTATCCTGCCGGCCGGCATCCTCATCGAACTGCCGGACCTGCCTGCCGCACCACCGCGCCAGGAGGTCGTCCAGATCATTCACCTGTGGTGACGCGCACGCGCGTCGCTGTTGCAGAGAGCCGCCCATCGGGGCGGCTCTTTTAGTTTGGAGCACCTGATGACCGACTACGCGCCGATCTACAAGATCATGAAGGACGGCGTCGACATCACCGATCATTTCAATGATCGCGCGACCTCAATCATGGTCGAACTGAATTCCGGAAGAGGCGAAGGAGCAGACCGTTTCAGCGTCGTCGTTGACGACCGCGATTTCGCTGTGGCGTCGCCGCATATCGGCGACAGGCTCGCCATCTACATGGGTTTCCGCGACGTCGAAACCGGCACGTCGCGACTGGCCTATCTCGGCCTCTACGAGATCGGCGAAGTCACCTACATGGGCACGCCCAAGGCGATCCTGATCACCGGCACCTCGGTGGGCATGAACAACGCCCTCAAGAGCCAGGAACTCAAGTTCCACGACAACATGACCGTGGGCGATGTTCTGGGCCAGCTCGCCAAGAAGGGCGGCGTCACGCTCAGGATCGACCCCGACCTCGCCGAAAAGAAGATCACCAAGAACCAGCAGGGCATTTCCGGCTTCGCGCTGATGACGCAACTCGAGTCCGAGTTCGGCGCCATGGCCAAGTTCCAAGACGGCAAACTGATCTTCAGCAAGCGCGACAGCGGCGTTGACGCCGACGGAGACGCGCTCGCGGCCATGGTGCTGCGCCCCTACCATTTCGGACAATGGTCGGTGAAGCACACCGATCGCGCGAATTACACCGACGTCAAGGCAGCATGGTGGGACAAGGACAAGCACGAGACGACTTGGGAATCGAAGAGCACAGGCGAGTCTGACGACGCCGGCGAGAAGATCCCCTATCGACTCAATCGCCGCTTCAACACCAAGGAGGAAGCGCAGGAGGCGATCGACGCCAAGATCGGCATCCTGAACAGGGCGAGCGGCGAGGCGACCATCACGTTGGCCATGGGCAGTCCTTGGGTGCGCGAACAGATGCGCCTCATCATCACGGGGATGCGGCCGGGCGTGAACGGCACCTACGTCACCGACAAGGTCACGCACACATTCCAGAAAACGACCGGCATCACGACACAGATCCTGGCGCTGCCGCCGGGCGACGGCGTCGACATGTCCGACAAGCTCGAAGACGGAGCGGTCCTCTGGTCGCCGGACGGTAGCCAGACCTCCCTCCCGTAATCCATCCATCACAAGGAATAGCCATGAGCGACTGGACAAAAGTCCTGCGCGCCGTCGCGCCGCGCGCCAAGCCGGCCGTAATCGACGAAATCGCGCCGTACCTGGACGAAATGTTTTCCAGGTACAATATCGCCGACAAGGAAGAGCAGGCGCAGTTCATCGCGCAATGCGCCCACGAGTCGGCGAGCTTCACCACGCTCGTTGAGTTCGGCTCCGACGCCTACTTCAAGCGCTACGAGTGGCGCAAGGATCTGGGCAACGTCCGTCGCGGCGACGGTCTGCGTTACAAGGGCAGGGGCATATTCCAGCTCACCGGCCGCGCCAACTACCTCAAGTATGGCCGCGTGATCGGCGTCGACCTGATCAAGGAGCCGCAGAAGGCGGCGCAGGGCTATTACGCGGTCCAGCTCGCCTGCATCTACTGGACAGATCGCCACATCGGCCCGCTCGCGCGCGCCGGCAACATCAAGGCTGTCACCAAGAAGATCAACGGCGGACTCAACGGCTTCCGCGATCGCCAGATCTATCTCGCGCGCGCCCGAAAGGCGCTCGGCGTGGTCAACCTGGCCGACCGCACGCCGGTCACGTCCGTCGGCTTCATGTCGACGCCGCTGGTCGAGCAGTCGATCCCCGACAAGGACATGGTCGAGAAGGTGCAGAAGCGCCTGTTCGAGCTGGGCTACAAGATGGTCGGCAAGGCCGACGGCAAGGTCGGCGGTTCGACTGTCGCGGCGATCTCCGCGTTCCAGCACGACAACGGTTTCGACACAACCGGCCACCTCGATGATGAAACGGTCGAGGCGATCCTGCACGATGACGCCGACGATCGTCCGATTTCCGACGAACGCGCCAACGGCAAGCCAGAGGATTCCGACATCCTCAAGGGCGCCGGAGCGATCGTGAAGGGGGCAGGGGGGCTGGGCATCGGCGGTGCAGCAACGCTGGCCACCGACGGCCTGTCGAAGGTCGAGGCCGCCAAGGGCTACTACGAGCGCGTCTCGTCCGTCCTGGAGCCTTTTACGGCGATCAAGGCCATCGTGTTCTCGCCCGCCGGCCTTTCGGTCTTGGCGATCGCGGTGGCGGCCGGCATTGGCTTCTACGCCTGGCGCATCCGCAATGCGCAGGTCGAGGCTTATCGCGAGGGCTCCGTATGATCGGCGCCGCCCTCGCTATCGGGCTTCGCTTCGGCGGGGCTCTTCTCGAATTTGCGACATCGCGCATCGGCCTGCCGATCTGCGTTGCGGTCGTGACCTACCTCTACGCCCACCACGCGGGCGTGGTCGAGGAAAGAAACCGCAACGCCCTCGCTGTTCAGTCAGCGCTGCTCAAGCAGCAGGACGCCGACGCGGCCTCTCGCCAGCAGATCGCCAAAGACAACGCCATTCGTTTCAACGCCTCGCAGGCGCGCGTGCGCATGCTGCAGACACAGGTCGAAAAATATGCCGCCGAACTCAAGACGCGCCCTCCGGCTGCTCTTTGCTATCCCACTGATCGCGACATTGAGTGGCTGTCTCGGTTCTCGCCTTCCTATCGCGGCGGAAAGGGACATCCCTAGCGCTGACGCCGAACTGCGCGCCCAGGTTCCGCCGCCTGTGCTCAACAAGAGCAAGTCGATGCAGCAGATTGCAGCCGAAGCTCTGGCGCAACTGGATGTGGCGAACGACAAAATCGACCGCCGCAATCAGTTCGAGGACGATGTCCGCCAGAAGTTCGGAAGGACAGGACAGTGAACATGTCTCAAGTCGACGCTTCCGAATTCAAGGCCGAACACGCAGCGCTCGCGACGCGCGTCGGCGGCATTGAGAAGTCAGTAACCGAACTTGCCACGGCAACGAGAGACCAGTTCGCCAGCATGCGCCAGGACACGGCGTTGCAGACAAGCTCGCTGACGAATGCGATCTCGAACCTGCAGAGCACCATCAACCAGAACACCAAGCCGCAGTGGGTCGTCTTGATCGCGCTCGGCTCGCTGATCGTGACTGTGCTCGGCCTGATCGGAACGCTGGCCTACCGCCCGGTCGACCAGGCGATCACCCGTGTCGAGAAACAGGTCGAGATGATCGACAGGGAACAGGTGCCGCGCGTCGAGCACGTCGAGCGCTGGCGCCAGTACGAGCGCTACCAGGACCAGATCTACAAGCGCCTCGACCGTCTTGACGAAGAGATGCGCCGCCGACAGTGATCATTTGCATTCGTGCAAATGCATGCCTATGAATGTTCGCCACCCGTACATCCGTCACAAGGTGTGGAATGGCGAACAGTTCATTGGATATGACCGAGCGCGCACGACGCAAAGCGCTCGTCGAAGACTGCCTCCGCGACGGCTTCGCGCCGATCGGAGTTTCTGGCTCCAAGGGTTCCGCGCTTGAAGAAGCCTGCCGTCGCGACTGCCGCATCACCGGCTTCTTCGCGCGCTGGCTGCGCATCGAAGAGATGTACGCCCAACACGGACGCCCGGCCTTCGTTCCTGACTTCTCGCTGTTTGTTCCTGCGCCTGATGCTGCCGCGCCCGCGAGCGCGCCGGCCAGGCCGCGCCGCGTTCCGGCCCTGACCGAACCCAAGGTCGACAAGTCGGCGATGGAGATCGCCCAGGATCGCGCCGATGCGCTCAACGCCGACATCTGCGCACTTTTGACCGACAGCCGCTATCCGGTGGAGAACCCGGAGGCGATCGTCGTCGATGCCGCCGTCGTGCGCAAGTTCAGCGCCAAGGAAGGTGAATACATCGACGTGCCGGCCAAGCCGCGCACCTCGATCACCGAGACATTGCGCGTCGCCGGCATCGACGATCCGCGCGGCTTAAAGTTTCTGTTTACGGGCGCTCAGAACGACGCCGACGTTCACCCGGAGCTGTGGGCGAACTTCCAGGCCTACGCCGACTTCATCGACGCCGAACTCGTTGCAGGCCCTTCGACCTACGAGACGCAGTGGTGGAGCGAGAACAACCCGCTCGCGCGCGCCTATGACCCGATCATCGCCGACCACCTGTGTTTCGGCCAGATGAAGATCGGTGACAATTTCGTGTTCTGCGGCGAAATGAACACGCTGCAGACCGCGTCCGCGCCGATCTCTGACCTCGTGACCTATTCGCGTGGCCGCTGGGCGGTGTTCCCGCATCCCAAGCGACAGCTGAAAAGCGTGCCGTCTACCGATCCAGACGAGCAGGCCCATCAGGTGATGACCACGGGCTACGTCACCAAGCCCAAGGTGATCCCGCGCAAGGCTGGCATCAAGTCCATTTTCCATCACGTCTACGGGGCTGTCATCGTCGAGTTCGACTCCGATGGCGACCTGTTCTGCCGCCAGATTACGGCGGACAACGACGGCTCGTTCTACGACCTCGACCGCCATGTGGCGGACGGCAAGGTCACGACCGGCCATCGCATCGAGTCGCTCGTGTGCGGCGACATCCATCTGCGCAAGATCAACCGCATCAATGCGCTTGCGACTTTCGGCTTCGATCCGCTCGGATCCAAATCCTCCTACCGCAATTCGGTAGTCGAGACCCTCAAGCCGAAGCACATCTTCCTCCACGATATCTTCGACAACGAAGCCAGAAACCACCACAACTGCGGCGACAACGCATATTCCTACGAGATGGCCATCCGTGGCCGCGACAAGGTGATTGACGAGATCACCGAGGTCGCGATCTTCCTCGATCGCCTCCAGGACGAAAGCCGAGACGTGTGCGTGGTCGAATCCAATCACGACCTCGGACTCGAGCGCTATGTGCGCGAGGGACGCTATCGCAACGACGGCCACAACGTCCGCGTCGGGCTGAAGCTCGAAGACCTTTACCTGTCGTTCCGCGAGGAGCAGGCGAAGGCGCTGGACGCTGGCGTAAAGCCGCCGAGCTACTCCCTGCTCGAAGAGGCCGTGCGCATGATCGAGCCGCTGCCCGGCGTCTCGTGGGTGCATGACGGCAAGAGCCGCACGATCGACGACATCGAGCATGGCCACCACTTCTTCCGTGGAGCGAACGGCGCCAAGGGAACCGTGGCCGGTTTTGCCCGCATGGGCCGCAAGATGAGCGGCGGCGACAAGCACTCTCCGGAAATCAACGAGGGCGTCTACGTCGCCGGCTGCATGGAGCTGCAGCACGGCTACAACAAGGGGCCGTCGAGTTGGGCTGTGGCGCACATCGTCCAGTACCCCAACGGCAAGCGCTCGATCATCACCCTGCAGAAGGGGAAGTGGAATGGAGATTGCGGCAAGCCCCGCATCGCCATGGCCGCAGCGTGACCGGCCGTTTGCTTGAATGCAAATAGAAGAGGAGAGCAAAATGCGTGAAGACCACGATGATCTGGTGCATGTCGATCGAGCCGACGCCTTGGACAAGTTGCGCGGTCTCGCCGGCAAGTCGGTCTTCGTTGTCGGCGAAGAAACCGACCTCAAGGGCGAGGCCGGCAAGCGCCTCGACGCCGGCAAGATCCGCTACGACCTGATCCCGGCCGACGCGCTGCACGAGCTGGCCAAGGTCTACACCGCCGGCGCCGCCAAGTACGGCGACAACAACTGGCTGAACGGCATGAGCTGGTCGCGCTGCTGGGGCCCGCTTCTGCGTCATGCGTGGAAGTTCTGGCGCGGCGAGGAATACGACGACGAGCCGGGCGGCACGGGATGCCACCACATGGCTCTGGTCGCCTGGAACGCCTTCGCGCTGTTCGTCTACGCCACGCGCCGCCTCGGCAAGGACGACCGCACAGTCCTGATCGACGCCGAGACCTTCTCGCGCCCGATCAAGCTGCCGGAGAAGGCGGCCTGATGAAGCAGTCGCGCCTGCAATCCTTCATGGAGTCGATCGCCAATGTGGCGGTCGGCTTCGTCCTGTCGTTCCTGACCAATCTGATCGTCATGCCCTGGTTCGGCATGCATCCGTCGGCGTCGGACAGCTTCTGGATCACTGTGATCTTCACCGTCATATTGCTGGCGCGATCGTTTGCGCTCAGGCGCGCCTTCGAGGCAATCACGACACGAACAGCAGCGTAACCCATTGGTCACAATGCAAAATTACAACCGGACCTTGCGTCCGGTTTTTTTGTTGGAACGATTTGCGTTCGTTGTTTGTTTTGCAAACGATGCCAGACCGTATCGCCCATGCTCAGGAGCGTCGTGTCATCACGGCTCTGATCCTCGATCTGATCGCGATCAGCAATGCGCTGAACGCAGAGGACGGCATGATGCACGTCGACCTTTACGTCATCGGTTGCGCTGTGCTCATGGGTCAGCTCGAAAATCGCCCGATGAACGCCAGGAAGATATCGCATTACGTCGGAGCCCCGCGATCGACGGTGATCCGGAAACTCCAGCAACTCATGGAGTCTGGCGTGGTGGTGAAAGCCGAGGGCAACACATTTCGGATCGATCCCGACTGGCTCAACAGGTCGATGCCGCGTTCAAAGCTCGACCGGTTGAAGCGCAGAATCTTGCGATCGGCCGTGGAACTGAACAAGCTGTCGAAGGTTGGTTAACCCCCTGCAAATAATTTGCGTCCATTTTGGACGATTTGCCTAGACGACGATTCGTGCATGCGTTATTGCCCCCGCATCGAAATGCAAATTCGAGAGGGTCATGATGCAAACGATTTCCGCCTACCGGGGGTATGATATCGCGCACTCTGGTGGGCGGTATTCCGCCACCGATACGGAAACTGGAGCGGTGCTGGTATCGCGCTCGATGAAGCGGCTGACCGGCGGCATCGACGCGATCTGGTCATCCCTCGAAGCGCCCATCAAATCCAAGGGCTGGATCGACAAATTTGTCCACGCCGCGCCCGGCGTAGAGATCCGCGTTCCGATCGAACTGAATGTGCTCCAGCGCGCTGGAGCAATCGGCCTGATGGTCATGGCGCTGTTTGGCGCCTTCTCTCTGCCGAGCCTTCTCGACATCGACCGTGACGGCAAGATCACGGCGGTCGATTTCCACCATATGATTAACCTTGCCGTCTCAGGATCAACGACCGTCAGCCGCACGGTGCTGATGGATGGGCGCCTATCGAAACTGACGGTGATGGCGACGAACAACCCCGCAATCGACTACGAGGTCGCCAGCGCCTCCTTGGAGTTCTTGAGCCCTAGCGCTCCATGAGCGCCATGTACGCCATGTACGTCTCATCCTCAATTTCCCCACATTTTGCGCATTCGTAGCCGTTCAATCGACTGGGGTCACGGAACCATACATGCTGGCACTCGCGCTTCGTTGGCGCTTGATCCAGCGCGGAGTCGCCCAAGAAATCGATCTGGACACCAGCCTCATCCAGCATCGTCTGAGCGACGGCGTAGGATGACTGCCAGCGCTCTTCAACTGGCTTGCGCGTCACCACGCGCTTGATACCCGACTGGATGATCAGCTTGGCGCATTCGCCGCACGGATGCAGCGGCGTGACGTAGATCGTGCAACCGCGCAGATCGCGACGCGCGAGTACGATGGCATTGGCCTCGGCATGACATACGAAGGCGTACTTGGTCGGCCGATCGTTGAGGCGATCGGCTGTGTCTGCAACGCCTTTCGGGAATCCGTTGTAGCCGGAGCAGACATCCTCGCCATCGGAGTTGACGATGTAGGCGCCCACCTGCGTGGATGGATCCTTCGAGGCTTTCGCGACCTCGGCGGCGCGCGCCATGAAGATGCGATCCCAGTCGATTGCGGTTCGCTTGATTTCCGATCCTTCGGCACGAGGTTTGGTTTGCATGCGCATTCTCCTTCTCCGTTAGCATTAATGCAAACGAGAAGGCATGCTCAAGACAGCGCGATCACCTCGACGCCGTATGATCTGGCCTGCTTTATCATGTCGGTTGTGCCTGCCGCGCCGGGGAAAGCAACAACCAGGTGGGGCCTCCACTTGTCGAGCATCTCCTTGTTTCGGATCGGACCGGCCGCGTTGCGGTAGCGCTCCCAGTTGGCCGGCATGGAGTCGTAGGGGCAGCCACGTTCCTTCGCCCAATCCTCGGCGAACTTGTCGGCGCCGGGCGCGCCGCCATTGATGATGAGATCGAAGGCGTACTCGAGGTCGAGGTAGTCGAGCGCTTCGAACAGCCAGTCGCGGTCGCGGAAGTGCCGGCCGCCGCAGACGATCACGCGCATTCCAGCAATGGCTCCTTGTCTTCGAACAGCCAGTCGAGCGTGACGTTAAGCCGTTGTGCGATGGCGATGGCGTTACCCACGGTCGGCTCCTTCTTGCCGCCCAGCAACTCGCTGATGCGGGACTGAGGGATGCCTGTATCGCGCGCAAGATCGATGCCTTTGACGCCGGCGAAGGCCATGGCCACCCGCATGCGCTGCGGGAAATAGGTCAAGCTTCTGTTCATTCATCTCTCCCTGACCTTGCCCTTGCCGCCACAGGCGCCGCATTTCGGCGATCCATTGTGGTCGTAGTAACCGCTACCTGAGCATGCAGCGCAGGTCACAAGCTTCTTCCCGTGAACGTGGCGGTCATAGTGTTCCTTCCGTTCAGCCTTGCGCTCCTTCCATCCCATCACTTCATCCATCAGCACCACACGATCTTGTCGCCGTACTTCATCGCGTCGTAGTTCCCAAAAGTCAGGACACCGAACACAGCGGTATTGATTGACCAACGATGCTCGCGCTTCCGCCAGCCGCCAGAGACGAGTTCGTATCGCCATCGGCGGCTCAGGTCGGAGTTGCGCTCTGCGCTGCGTGATCGTTTCATCAGTTCCTCATGCGTACAGCGCGATGTGGCGCTGGATCATTTCGACATTCGCCGGCACGGTCCATTCGTCCGGAAGGATGCAGTTCTTCGGGCAGCCCCAGAACATCGGCGCCATCTGCCAGTCGGCGAAGCCGGCAAGGCCACAGCCGACGCGCGTCACCCAGAAGGTTCGTTCCGGCATCTCGGCAGCGACGGACTTGAATAGCTCAACCGACCAGAAGATGTCGTCGAGCAGCCTCGGCTTGAGGTTCTCATCCTTGGTCGGGATGCCGTAGGAATTTCCCTGCAGTCCCTCGCCCTGGCCGTAGATGGCGCCATGGCGTTGGATGGCGACGAGCGCTGCCCCCTTGCCGTGGCGGCCAGCCAGATTGGAACCAAACACCCAGATGAAGGGTGGCCCATGTTCGATAGGCCTACGCGCCACGAGTGGCCTCCTCGAACTTGGCCTGCCACGACTTGATGTGCGGCACGAGCGCCTCGGCGTCGAAGCCGTCGACGTCGGCGTCGTAGGCCAGCATGTCGTTGGCGACCTCCATCGGATCGGCCGACATAATCCAGGCCCAGTGCTCATTCTCGGCCGCATTATCGAGGGACTCGTGAACGCGGGCGCGCAGCTGTTCCTCGGTCATTACGACAACCATGTCCATCCGGCCATGCAGCGCGTCGTCGAGGCCGGCGATGATCTTGGCTCCGTTCATGCTGTCGTTCCTTCTTTTGAGCCAAACAGGCGATCGGCGACGGCGGGAAAGTCCTTGCGCATCCACTCCTCGTCGTCACACGAGGCGTCATTGTGCAGGATGATGAATTCCTCAGGCAGATAGTCGCCATAACTGCGGACGGCGGCGGCGGCGAGCGCGCAGTCCTGATGGCATTTGAACATGCCGAAGTCGCCGTCAGCGACGCCGACCGACTTGATGTAGGTCGTGCCCGGCATGATCCATTGAGTGCAGTGGTCGCAGACGTGCGACACCCGAGCGCAGACGTAGCCCTCAAACAGACAGACGTCGCTCATCGATACGCCCTGCAATAATCGCCAGAGGCGTAGGTGCCGGATGGGCAGCTCTCGCTGCGGTCGCGGCGCATGGCAGGCGGCGTATCGCGGCTATTGCCGACGCATCCCGAGCCAGAGGCGTGGTATCCATCGGGGCAGGCGCCCGTGCCGCCATGGCTACGGCGCATGACAGGCTGCGCGAGGGCGGCGGTGGCGACCAGAACGAGGATCGAGACGATAGCCGCTCCGATCAGAACGGACTTGGCTTTGCCCCAAGCTTCGGCCCGCGTCACGCCGCGATATCCGTATTCGACGCTGTAGGCGTGAAGAGCGGCAACGGGCGGGAAACCGATGGCGCCAACGAGTGTCCAGATGTTCAT